GTTATAGCAATTGCTTGTATGTATGGTGCATATTGTTGGGGCAAACATCTTGTTGTCCGTGATGCATATAGTTACATGCTGGATTGGCTTGAAGAAGAGAAGTTTGTCAAAATTGAAATTGACGAAAATGGCGAAAAGGTTTTCGTCAAGTTGGAAGATGAATCTTAAATGTTTAAATTTTTAATTGAAACCCTACTTCTCATCGCAGCTATCTACGCAGTGACAGTTCTCATATTTTTCGTTTTGTTTAGTCAGATATGAAACCGAATAAAATTTTTATTATCGGTGCGATAGCTCTATCATTGGGGATATCTGGTTGTAGTAGGATGCCTTTCCCTAATGTTCCAAGTGGAGTCGCATACAATGGATGTGGTTCCTATTGTTCATCTAAAGATTATTACTTGCCAGGCAAAGGTGTCTGGGCTCCAGAACCAAAATTTAAGAAAATGTCAAGGGCAGGTGCGGTTACCGGATCAGTCATAATGACAATACTCACGAAGAATAGTGACCCATTGGTATCTGCATCGGCAGCTGCCGGTGGTTTACTTATGGGTTACATGATTGGTAATGACTTGGACAAGAGATAATGATCGATAAGGTATATTAATATGAGTAAGAAAATTACTGCAAAAACACAAAATGATGGATGGACTGAACCTGTAAAGAAAGTTCGCAAAAGACGCAAACCGATGACTGAAGAACAAAGGGTTGCAGCTGCAGAACGACTTGAGGTTGCGAGAGAGAAAAGATTTGAAAAGAATCCACCTAAGTATAAGAACATACATCCGAGTGTGCTTGCAAAACCAGAGGACAGTACATTTTCATTACAGAATGTCCGTCAGTGGATTAAGACACAAAAAGGATTATTGCAAAAATACAAGAGTGATGCTCGTGCGAATGTAAAAGGTTCGATAGCAAAAGTTGCATCAACCGAAGGATACATTCGACACTGTGAATCCTATCTTAGTGGTGGTTGTTGGATCGATAACTTCTGCGGTGAATATCAAGAGACTATAGTGAATTGGAAAGTTATAGCAAAGGCAAAAACTACCAAATTTTAATAAAGATTTTTGGAATAAAACAATGAATGACAATGTAATCAAGGGCCCTTGGCACGATCAAGGTCAACATAAAGAAGAACAAAAAAAAATAGCAGAAGACATGTCGTTCATAGAAAATCTGACCGAAACAGTCATGGTTCAATTCATTCATACCATGAATGAAAATGATATTGATATTAAAGATGAGAATTTTAGTCTGGAGATTGGTTTTATAAATGAGTCCATTAAGTCAATGCTTCATCGAGAGTTTGGATATCCTCATCCAATGACACGATTTATACAAAGCATAGTGGTTATTGGTGAGGATGAAGAAAAAACTAGATATTCTCATTTTGATACTCAAAGACTACTTGAGATATTAGATAATATTATAGAAGATTTAGATGAGTGATGAATTAAAGTTTTTAGAACCATTCAGTGCAACCATTCTAGAACGCCAAGTACCAGATCGATTTGTTGAAATCGTTAACAAGGTTGGTGATGAAGTTTTGAACAATGAAACAACTTCAGCAAAATGGAATTTCTCTGAAAATCTTGTTGGTAAGGTTAGTAAAGAAGTACAGATTCCTTTGACCGATAAAGAAGAAAGGAAATACACTCTGGACTTTATGAAAGAGTCCTGTCTTTTGTATCTACAACAAATGATAGAAAAGAATCGTTCTTATGAATGGAACAAATTGACCGGCTTAGGCACTCCTGTAAACCTGTCTCCATCCATAGAGAATATTCATATTGCACAATGTTGGTTAGTTAGTCAATACAAGGGTGAATATAATCCATGGCATAAACACAGTGGAAACTTTTCTGCGGTTATGTATCTCAAGATGCCCGAAGGTATGAATGACTTTATGGATAAAGAATATAAGGATCACTACCCAGCTAGTGGATTAATACAATTTATGTACGGCGAAGCTCAAGACTTCAGAAGTGATACTCTAATGTGTAAACCAGAGGTAGGAAAAATGTTTTTGTTTCCGTCTTGGTTAAGACATTCTGTTTATCCATTTTATTGCAAGGGAGAAAGACGTTCTCTTTCATTTAACGCATACTATACGGCAGGGAAATAATAATGATAATACTTGACATGAATCAGATATCGATTGCGAGTCTGATGATGCACTTAAACATGACAAAGGCTGATACAGTCGATGAAAATGTGGTTCGACATATGATACTCAATTCAGTCCGTATGTATCGAACTATGTTCAACCAAGAATACGGTGAGGTAGTCTTTACATGGGATTCCAGACACTACTGGAGAAGGGATTACTTTCCAGAGTATAAACTCAATCGTAAGATGGGCCGAGAGAAAGATAATCGGGATTGGGATAATATTTATGGTGTACTCAACAAAATTAAAGATGAGTTAAGGAAAAACTTACCTTACAAATATCTGGAAGTATATGGTGCAGAGGCTGATGATATCATTGCAGTTCTGTGTAAGAAGTACCAGAATGAGGATATTGTGATTGTGTCTGCTGACAAGGACTTCATACAGTTACACAAGTATCCAAAAATTAAACAACACAGTCCTAACACCAAGAAGATGATAAATGGGATTGATCCAGATGTATATATAAAAGAACATATACTAAAGGGTGATTCTAGTGATGGGATACCAAATGTTTTATCACCAGATAATACTTTCGTGGATGGGCTACGACAGAATCCTTTAGGTAAGAAAAAGATTGGAGTAATGTTACAGACAGATTTTGATGAACTACATGATGAAATTAAACGAAATTATCAAAGGAATGAAAAACTCATAAACCTAGATAATGTTCCAAAGGAACTAGAATTACAAATTCTTAATGAGTTTGATTCCGCTCCATGTGGTGATCGAAGTAACCTGTTAAATTATTTTATATCTTCAAAATTAAAAACTTTGACTGAATCGATTGGAGAATTTTGATGCCAGACAGTACACTATTATTTTCAGAAGTGCTTGACCTTGTTCGTAAGGCCAAAAACAAAGACAAAAAAGTAGAAATACTTAGGAAATATAACAACCCTGCATTTCGCATGGTGATTAAAGCTTCCTTTGACCCCAACATTGTATGGGTTATGCCAGTGGGTGATGTTCCTTTTACACCGAATGATTCGCCTGCTGGAACAGAACATACTCGACTTTCAACTGAAGCAAAAAAACTTTACCGCTACATTCGTGGGGGAGATAACGTAACACCGCAATTCAAGAAAGAGCAGATGTTTATTCAGCTGTTAGAGGGGCTGCATGAAAGTGAAGCTAAACTTATCTGCGATGTAAAAGATAAAAAACTTCATCAAACCTGTAAAGGTCTATCTGCAAACGTAGTTCGTGAGGCCTTTGGTTGGGATGATAACTTCATGCAAATTGATTTGGACACCTATCCAGAAGGATCTAGGTCTGCATCAGGAATGATAGAGGAATAAATTCTTATAAATCAATGACTTACATGGGGGGTTGACAATGCCCTCTTGATATGGGATAATATGTATATAGTTTGAGAAATAGATGAGGAAAAATTATGACAGTTTCAGCAATTTTGAAAACACAAATAACGGCATTGGTTTTAGGGACTCTGATGATTTCAAACTCATATGGTTCTGAAAGGAACCTGTATGAAAGAATCGTAAAGAGTGCCGTCGAGCAAATCGTCATTCAGAAGGTTAATGACGGGTCTTATGCCAACGGTGGTTTCTCAATAGAAAACATTTTCAGTTACGATGGTAACTTTGCTCCTTCTGGAAGATGGATTGCGAGGACGCCGGGGAAATGTTTCGCAAACTGGAAAACTGGTGGAACGAATTGTTATTAAAATCAATATAGTTTGGAAATGATGAGGAAAATATTATGAAGATGTGCATAGAAAGTGGTGTTGACTTGAATGATGGTGTTCAGAAAATGATTGACGCCATGGTTGAAGATTATGCCGATTGGACAAGTAAAACAGCTGTTCCAGAAGAACGTGTATCAGATCGTGTCGCAGAATTTGCTGATAAATTTGAAGTTATTGACAATCGAAAATACATCAAGGTCGTCACCGACAG